TTTCTGATTGGTATTACCGAAAAAATGAACTCCCACTTCATTAGAAGCATAATCTATTGAATCATATCTTTGAAATGGTTTCCATTCAAAATCTTTCAATCCAACAACCAATTCATTACAAAGATAAGGTTTGCTTCTATTCATATACTTACCAAATGGCTCTACATACCTTATTCTAAAAATAAAAGTATAAAGATCAATTAAAGGTCTAAAATTTTGAGGAAGACTAAATATTTTCTCAGGCCAAATTGCATTTAATTTTCTATGAGCATTCGTTCCAATACAAAATTTCCAATGGGGGTATGTCTCCATCAATTTTTGAAATATAGGTAGAAAATTAATTAAATCCCCCAATCCATGATTAAAAATCAACATAACATTTCCAGGTTCACCCTCATAGGAATCAAGATAATCACATATTTTCTTATCAGGAAATTCAACAACGTACATTTTTTATTCCTTATCAGCAGAAAGAAAAGATTTAATAACACTTTTAGCTTTTTTCAATGAATGACCAGCAATGCAAAATCTATTATCAACACAAACTTGATCTTCAGCCACTATACAAAAATCAGCTTTACTTAGAATATCGTCAACAAGAAAAACATTATTGTAAATAACTACTGGATTATTTTTAGTAAGATTCACAATCTCAGCACAGATTATTTTATTCCCAAATAAGCAGCATTTATAATTTAAAGAATAAATATAATCGACAAGGGAGGCAGAACCTTTTACATCATTTGATTCTGTTATTTGAAATGCCACAAAAGGATGTAAAGCATAATAACGAACAGGAGCACTAACATTGGCAATAGGTCTGTTTTGTAAGACCAAGTTAGGAAATCCCACAACTTGCTCGTTACATTCTTCAGTATCATAGACCTCTCCAACATCAAAGACATAATCATATTTTTTTAATGTTTCTCTATTCAAACTAGAAAAAAGAATAGAGTTTCCAGAGACTAAATGTTTGTCATAGACAATATACAGTGATACAATCTTTACATTTTTATAAACTTTTTGTAATGGTTCAATTAATGGGTTAAATGTTTCCAAGCTAACATCATTTGGAAATAGAAACAGAACAGAAGAACCACTTTTAGCTTCCATCAAATGATGATAAATTTTTTTGTTTTTAAATTGATTAATTCTTATCATTTCCAACCTCAATTATTTTATTTAGAATTTCACCAGAATTGATTTCAACACATACTACACCATGAGGAAGGACTTTATCAAATTTTCGCAACCCCTCCAATCCAATGCATTTTTCAGGTCCAAGAATAGACATTGCAAGGTACAAAGGACCGGAATCGACACCAACAAACAAAGAGCAAGTTGCTATTTCTTCACACATTTTCTTTAAATTTGGAAATTCAAATCGTAATGTTTCTTCTTTAGAAATAAAAGAGGGTTGTTCTATAACATTTAAGTGTTCAATAGGAATCATTTGTATCTCAAATGGAATAAAGCCATTCATTTTCAATGAATCCCATAATTTTTCTGCTATGTCCATCGGAACATTTTTTTCTTTTCCTTTTGAATACCCAAAAAAGTGCACTCCTACTTTTTTTTCTACTTTATTACCTTTTACATTTAATTTGTAAGGTTTCCATTCAAAACTATCCAAACCAATTTCCATCTTATTACAAAGATGGGGTTTTGAAATAGTATCAGCATCTTCAATGCCTAATTTTTTGTAATATTCAATTGTAGTTAGGTTTCTTGGGGCATCTGGATACTGAATATTACACATTATATCAAATTCATCACCATACTTTCCGTATGGTGCATCTATAATCCTAACTTTTGGATGTAGATACTTAAAATTTCTATCGGGGGTACATCCAATATACAAATCCCATTTTTCAAATCGCTTAACCAGTTCTTCAAATATAGGAAGAAACAATATAAAATCACCCAATCCATGATTAAACAAGATACAACATTTACCTGATTCATACTTTGTTAAAAAATCACATACCTTCTCTTCATAACAACTATGAACTATTCTCATCATTTTATTTTTCTCCCATTCAAATTTATCAACTTTTCCTTTAAAATAATCTCTTCCACCAAACAGTTTTCGATGATCTGAGGGTTTACAGTAAGTACCCACAACTCCAATATGCATACTTCTTGGAATAACAGGACTCATAACTTTTAAATTGTACTTCTTAATAACAGACCGTATTGACCAATCCCAACCAATTCCACCTATTTTCATTTCTTTAGAAATCAAATCATTAAACCAATAAGGCTTTAACCATTTTTCCCATGATTCTTTTGTAAAAGCCATTCCAATAGCTACAAAATTATCCCATTCTAACACTGAATATATTTTAGAAAAATCAATGTTGAGGTAGTGATAAAAGCTACAATGAATGTGCCTGACAGGATCATGATTAAGTAAAAAGAAATCAGCAAATCTAAGAGCGTCATTTGACAAAATAGAATCGTCTTCCAAATAAACATTAAATTGGCTGTCATCTTTGAAAAGTCTATCCAAAACTTCATAAGGATTTCTCCTTACACCAAGTTTTCTAGGATTAACCATTATCTCGGTATCTATAAAATCAATGGATTCACACAAGTAAACATTTTTATCATTCCCAGGTTCCAATGCACAATATAGCTTATCATATCCATAAATATCATTTTTTGATAAGCTATCTATTACTTTTTCAAGATAGTGGGGTCTATTATTGGCAGTTATTGAGATTGTCTTTTTCATTTTAAAGTAGCAACCAATACATCATCTTTAAAAATTACATTCTCATCAGAACCAGTTTCATAAAAAATGTTATACTCTGGATTAATAGCTAAAAGTAATCTTCTTACTTCTTTTTCTGTAATATAATCCATATTAATTTTACCAAAATCTCTTTTATCATCTATCAATATTGTATGTGTTTTGATTGAATGATTTTTAATTGTTAACAACTCACTTATCAACGAAGTGAAACTTCTTCCTTTTGCTGTTTTATATTCACCAATGGAAGGATCGTTTCCACTTCCAGAATAATGTGCATCCAACCAAAATGTAATAGGTTCTTTTATATATTTTATCATTTCCCAAAGAACAACTTCTGATTCTCCATGATAAAGAAAAATATTTTTAACATTATGGAATCTACTGCATACCTTTCTATAATTATCAATATCAAGTTCTACACTAGAAATATTTTTAAATCCTGCTTTTAAAGCATAATTCACACCGTCACCTGCAAAAGTTCCAGTTTCTACAAACCAATTATTCATATATTTTTTAAATAGCATTTCTGAATTAACAGGCATTATTATCTCCTAGAAAAGATGTTTGATCTCTGTACTTATTAATTTATCTTTTATGTATAAACCATATTTAAACTTAAAGTTGTTTCTCCTTTCAGCATATTGATTGGTAAACATATGCTCACCAAAATAAGGATTGTTTTCAAATTTACCTGATTTTGCTTCATGACATTTTTTTATATGATTAAACATATTTTCTTTCGTTAAAGTATTGAACACTTTGAACATTCTATTTATATCCGGTTCCAAATCAAACTCATAAATCACTTTTCCAAATTCAGAAATAAAATTTGTTTTTAATCTTTCATATTTAATTGGAACAATGTCCATATGAAAATATTTATTATAGTGCTTCTTTAAATAACCAATATATAAATCAATGAAATTTTTTATTTCCTTTCCATATTTGAATTTCATTCTTTTCATTTCACTTGAGTAATATGAATATATAACATCAACTGGATCTCTATAAAGATAAATTATTGTTTTTTTTCCTTTTACAGTTAAATCAGAATAAACATCATGATCCCCTTCCCACATGGGAATATCACTTATTTTATCATGAAAATAATTATGAAAAGGATATAAATAACTATTGAATCTTGGTTGTCTAAAATAAGCTTCCATTAACGCATTTAACCAATGATTTCCACTTCTAGGAAATCCAATAACTAATGGTAATTCACTTCTACTTTTTCTCATTATACCTTTCCATCAAGATGTTCCATTATAGCTTCATATACCCTTTCAGAAAAATCTCTACAATATTCCTGGGAAAGTACATAATTTTCCTCAGCATACTTTAATTTTCTATAATAATCATTTTCAGTAAGACAATTACAAAGTCCAATAATATGCTTTACATCCTCTACAATGAACATCCCTTTTATATTAAAAAATTTATCTATATTCGGAGCACCCACATAAATAGGTATCGTTTTAGTTTGAAAGCAGTCCATTAACTTTTCTGTAAAATAATTATTGTAACATGAATTTTCTATTGCAATATGAAACATGGAATCAAACATCACAATCTTTTCATGTGGTTCTGGTCCCAACTCAGGGTTATCAAAAATATTTGCCATTGGATTATGTGAGCTGTTCCAAAATTCAATGGGTACTTCTGTTATTTCTTTTTGTCTATTCCAAAGTTTTTGCCTCATATAATGATTTGCAGTCATATTTTTAGAAGTACAAAACGTACTCACTTTAAATTTTTTATTTTCAACTTTTGAAATATCAGATTCTCTTATCCAAGTCATACCACACAAAAACATTTTTCCATTATCTACTACTTTTAGAATATTTTCATCCCATGTAAGAATCAAATCAAAATAAGGAGCAAGCTCTACTACTTTCTTATTGCTCATTCTAGTATTTTCAGGTTCGTTAGAAATATTAAGTACATTAACAACATAGGGATTTTTAGGTCTATCAGCATGAACATTATAAATATCAACCTGAACAGGAAATTGAAGAATATCTTGTCTTAACCAATGGGCAAAATAAATATTTGCAGTAATCATCTTAGTTTCCCCATAAAAGAATCATAATAATCATTGATCCAAATGAGTTCCATAGGATTTAAAACATACTCTAAAACTTTATAAATATAATTCCAATTATTTATCTCATATCCCGGCCTCATACAATGAGCTTCAACATATTTGGATAGATCTCTATCATCCCAATATGATCTATCCAAACGATCTATAGGAAGATATTCAGGAATCCCTTTGCACTTAGGATAAAATGCAGGATTATTGAATATTTCCCTATCAATCATTTGACAATCACTATAATTGGAGTACCTTATTATTTTATTATAAAACAAAACTTCATCATAACCCCACTGAACTTCTTTTCTTGAATTTCTTCTTAATCCAAATTTAAGTAATCTATTGATTGCTAAATAAATATTTTCTTTATCCCATATTCCCATTACCTTTCGCCATGTACTAATATTCATTCCAATATAGCAAACGGGATATCTTTTATGATTATATCCATTAGCATAAAAAAGATGAATAGGCTTTTCCATATCCTGCTGAAAAAACCAATCTCTTTTCATTGGGATCATATCAACATCACTTGTAAGACAATAAGTTTTATCATCTGAAATAATACAAGGAGAGCAAAACCTTGAAACTTGTGCAACAACTCCTAAGTTATAGCCATCAAAAGCTGGATTACTATGAATTCTATCTGAATTCAAAAAAACCACATCAGCACCAGCTTCCAATGTTTTCTTTAAAATAAATGAATTAACCTTATTTGAATACCAACCACTATCACCAACTATAAAAACAATAGGATGATAATTAAATTTAGACCAAACATATGAAGCTATAGGAGAGAAAAAAGAATAAAAAAGGTTATTGTCAGTAGAAAAAATAACTTTTCTATCAAAAATCATGCCTCTGGTATTTTCGATATAATCATATACCATTTATTTACACCTTTTCCAATTTTCCCATACCCAAGAATATTGATATGTAAGTTCATGAGTTTGTGAAAGTCTTTCTTGAATCTTATTTCTTCTTTCATATGCTCTATTAACAAATCTATGGAATTGGACTTGAATATTTTTAAACATCCTCTGAAGATCATTATCCAAAATAGCTTCAAGTATTTCAAATTCACATCCCTCTACGTTTATTTTAATTAGATCTACCGTTACAATATTTAGACTAACTACAACATCTACAATGGATTTAATTTCAATTTGTTCAGCTTTACTTCCTGTCAAATAAATACTGGACGAATCGTCATTTATAAAAATCAAATCCTGTCTGTTATTACATCCAAGACCAAAGTTGAAAATATTAATATTATCATAATCACATAATTCATTTGTTACATTACAAAAATACTTTTTTACAGGCTCAAAGCCAAATATTCTGCATCCATATTCTTTATGTATTTTTTTAGTAAATTCCCCATTGTAAACTCCAAGATCCATAACTACTGAATTTGCATTTAAATCATAATCATACCTCAGTTTTTCTGCTTTATCCTGAAACCATTTATTGAATTCCGGCTTTTCCATTTTTATACCCTAAAAATAAATTCACACGGTTGTTGCGGTGATGCCCCTTTGTAACTATTTAATATTTTATAGTGATTTCCAGGCATAAAATTAACATCTTGAAAACCTGTCTTTCCATTAATGACAGGACTATATGTTATAGGATTTCCTAAAATGCTTGCCCATAAAGAAAATGTAGAATTTGCCCTAAAAAGAATATCAGCATTCATCAATGTAAAAAAATCAGGAAGGAAATCAAACTTGCAATCCTGTGCTATATACGGATTATCATCCGATACCCAAATAACATTATCAATATCAAATCCATAATATTCTATTGCTCTTATATAAGATCTTTGAGTAATGCAGCAGTAAATATCAATGTACTTGGATACATAGTCTCCTCTTCTAATATGAGCAGCAACATAAAAAGGTTTTAATTTAGGAAACATATCTATCCATTCATCTTTAAACTGTAACCACTTTTTTATCTTGGACATAGAAAGAATATCAAAACAATCTTGAAATTGAAAGTATCCAAACAGATCTATATTCACTTCCCCCCAAGGAACAATATCTAACTCAGTTTTTCTTTTTAAAAATTTAATAGGGGGGTGGTCTATATTTTTAAAAATTTTTCTACCTATCCAATCAGCAGGGATTTCCAAAACAGCATCATGAGTCTCAGCATAAGCTCTAGCAAAGCAATATTGAAAAAGTTGATTAGCCCACCTTCCAAACTTTCCTAAGCAACTGCATTGTATTATTCTGCTCATAGTTTCACATCCTAGCTATCCAAATGTTTCCTTCTCTAATTTCAAAACCATTGGGAAAAAATCCATTTTTATCTAATTCATCTACTGCTGCTTTTACATCATTCCCATTACTATCATTTAAATAATAATCATGTCCTGCCAATACCATTCCTTTTTTTACTTTAGATGCCCAAGAAACTATATCCCTATTTACATTAAAAGCATCATGGTCAGCATCAATAAAAACAAAATCCAGTGAATTATCATTGAACATTTTTGCTGCCAAATGTGATTCTCTTTTTATATCTACTATATAGTCCCTAACTCCATTCCTGTTTAAAATAAAATTATAAATCTCATAAATATATGGTTGCTCTGGAAGAGTTGAAGATTTCCAATCCTCCCAAACATCTACAGCCCATACCCTAAAATCTTTTTTCCCTGCTTTAATCATCTCTCTTACTAAATATGAAATAGAAAATCCCTTAAAAACCCCAACCTCTACAGCAGTAAAAATATTTGGATCATATGCCACTTCTTTATAAAATTTCTCAAATGTAAACCAATTATTAGTATAAAGATGTGATTTTATATTAAATTTCATTTAATCTCCATCAACTCCAATGTCTGTCTCAACTCATTAATATCAATGTTCATATTTTTTTCTCCATCAGAGTACCAGTAATCGCCTTCTTCAATACAATCCCCCTTGCCTATCAAATAATAAAGATCCAACTCACAAGAATCACCAAGCAACCAATAACAAAGTCCTAAATAAGTGGGGGAGAACAACTCAAGAATTTTTGTTCCTTTTTTACAAAAAACAATATTGGAAAGTCCAGCACCATGAGGAGCAATAACAACTTCAGCCTCAGAAAAGTATTTAATCTGATCTTTAACTGTCATCTCTTCACATTTAAGAATTTCAAACTTATAATCCTTTAAACAGGAAATTACTTCCTCTTCGTTTTCAATTGATCTACTTCCTGATCTTGAAACGTAAAGTCTTCTTCCTTTATCATTTGACAAATAATCTTTAAATAATTTTTTAAGGTAAAAAGATGAAATTTTATTTGGATTGACACCATACCCAATAGGAGAAATAACATGAAGATCATGAATCATTAATTCATGATATCGTGTCATTGGAAGAATAGAAGAAGAATGAACATTCAAAAGATCAAATATTTCTCGTATAAATCTTTTGTTATAATCATTACAAACAATTCTCTGAAAAGAGATTCCCAAATCAATCGCCAAAGCAAGTTTAGGAAGAGATGTATGAAGAAAATGAAAATAATTCCAACCTCCCCATTTCTGACAAATATACAAACAGGGTTCTTCTACAGGATAATAACTATCTCTAAAACCAAGGGATTCATTCCAAAAAGGAGAAATATCAGTAAGAATTATGTTATTTTCAGTTCTTATACAGGCACCATCCACACCATTTCTATCAAAGCAAGAAATATTAATATCTTGTAATCTTGCAGTAAATACTTTATTAGATTCTTGTAATCTCTTTGATTCATAAATATTTTTATACTTATTATTTATTGATTTGGGAATTTCAAGAGAATAATCATAACCAGTAAAAATTACTTTGTAATCTTGAACTTGTTTTCTTGATGAAAGAATGTATTCATAGGTTTCCATCTGTTTCATATCCACCCCTTTTTAGCCAATTCACCCAATGCAAGAGGCATAGCTTTTTGATTTAAATGAATATTATCCATGTAATAGCTTAAATCCGTTCCCATGTAACTATCAACAAGATCATAAAAAAGAGTAAAAAATTTAAACCCAAACTCTTTACTCTTTTGTTCTAGGAAAACATTAAAAGTTAATGTTATTTGATTTCTTTCCAACATATCACCAGTAATAGGACAATCTCTTGAAGAACACGATTGGGGAAGTTTCGTACTTGGAATTGGACCCCAAACACCAAAACTAATATTTGAAAAATTATACATTAAATCAAGTAGACCATCTACATATCTTTCTACACATTTATATACATTATGAGCTTGAGAATAACCTCTTCTTACATTTTTACCAATATGATAACGACAATCAATTTCACCAAAAGAAAATAAAACTTTATCTTCAGGCAAAATTAAAGGGAGAATATATAAAATCTTCTCCCTTGCCTTATATGTTGTATTTTCTTTCAAAAGATTGAAAGCAATTGGTGCTCCAATTCTATAAACACTAAATTGATTATTGATCCCACAATAAGGAGGGTATTCTGGTACTATTTCATTTTTGCCTATAAAAAAAGAAACATGAGAATCACCTATTACATGAATCATCTCTTTTTACCTTACAAATCAATTAAACTTCCTTGGCTTCTATTATGATTAAAAGGACTAGGTTCTACAAAACAGAAATTAAAACAGTTACAAAGAAACAAATCAATGGGAAGACCATTATAATTATGATCCTGTAACCTTGAAATATTTTCTTTACCTATAAAATAAGCCAATGTTCCCAAACATCTTCTTGGACTAGTATTATCTTTAGCAAAAAAAGCATTTAATTTATTTTCTTCATCAAAAAGTTCTTTATTGAATATTTTATAATTTGGTTCTCTAGAATGAACAGAAACAATTTCATATGAAGAAAGAAGTGAAGAAGCCGATATACAAATATCCAACCAATCAGGACGATTAGGTTCCGCATCATCCTCTAAAACTAGAATATTTTTTTTCTTTGCAAGGTTCAATGCGTTTTTATGTCCTTCAAGACAACGGTGCTGCCCAATGTGTTGATGCATATGCACCACTAAACCTTTATAAATTGGATTCGGTTGCCATCTAGGAGGAAGATCAAAATCAGGAGTATAATATATTTTATAAGGAACATCCTCAAGATAAGGAAGAATAATAGGTTTCCTATGCTTATTTGCTATAACTACAATATCAAAATCAAGCTTTTTCTTCATTCAAATATACCTCCTCTTTTGTTATATTTTTAATTAAATAAGATCTTAACTTTCTACATCCAAGAATAAATTCACAAAATAAACAAGTTTCTTTAATCCCACTCTCATTGTTCATATTTAAGCACACTCTTTACTACCTCCATCGGTTGAATCATTAGCATACATTTAGGATATTGAATATTTCCCCCAATTAAATTAGTACAATCTTTTCTTTGTTTTTTCCAACAACCATTTAACTTGCAACACTCAATCATTCCTATTGTATGAAGATATTGGTGAATTGGATAATGCTCATACCTTGGATCTTCCCTACCACCCCCAATCACAACACAAGGTTTTTTAAATGCTGCCATTACATGCATTAAAAAAGAAACAGGAGAAATAGCACCATCTGCATGATAACACAAAGACAAAAAATCCCTTAAATTCTCTGTCTTTCCTACTAAATTTTTAATACTTGTAAATTTTGGATGTATATGTCTGTCACTTCCAACCTGAATTAACTGAATCCCCCTTTTATTTAATTCTTTAAATATTTCTTCCCAATAAAAAACAGGATATGCTTTAAGCGGTATATCAATTTTAATCCCACAATTCACAATCCAGAATCTACCAGATATATCATACTTTTGCAAGCATTTTTCCCTATCTTTTTCCTCTTCAGTAAGAAAAATTTCAGGATAAATATCATGCTGTAAAAAATCAGTATTTAAATTATCATTTAATATATTAAACAAAACTTGAGAATAATGACTAATACCATCTCTATAAGAAATAATATTGTCATGTGTTATTCTAATTACACTGTTACTTTGAACTGAATTATTAATATTTGGATTATTTTCCAAAATTTCAGGGTAAAAACTTTTAACATTAAACTTAAAATCAGAAAAATATTTTATAACAGATGTAAGTACAACCAAATCACCAGGAGCAAATAAAAATTTAATAACAAAATCATCCATAATTTATTTCCTATACTGCCGCCATCAATCCGTTGTTAATCAAAAGATTTCTAATAGCATCCACAGCCGTCTTTAATTCAGTCACGTCAGCAGCAGGACTTGCAATCAATGACTGTTGATACAATTTAACTATAGAACCATTTTCTGTTTTAAAATGAGGACAACAATTTCCTGCCGCTTGATCGTTTGCATATTGCACATAAGAATCAGCACTAGGAGTAGCAGGAGCAGCAACATTGGATTGATAATTAGCTTTCACATTGGTATGAATAGTTTCCCATGCAGCAGCACCACGAACCTTCAAAACATGATTAGTCAAATCCCTCCACAGACAACCCTCTGTCAATGTAATATCAGGATAATCATGAAAAACATCACCCGGTTCAACCGTATTTGCCCAACATCTAAAGCCATCATCAATCATATCAAAATTAGCATTCAATGGAGTATCAAAACGAAGAGTTTGGTACGCGGGTTTTTCAATATTAAAATAAGTTGTATAGTCAGCCATTTTTATTCTCCTTATACATCTTGACCAGTAATAGTATAAGTTACATTAATCACATCGTCATCTACCACAACCCTAGCAACAGCAACATTTGAAACACACCACAAAATTCCAGTTTGACCTCCTTTAGTTGCAATGGAAACCAAAAAAGCACCATAAACTGAACCACTACTATTTATAGTAAATTCGGCAGGATTTGCAGAATTAGTAATTATTTTAGATGATGCTCCTGCTTCTTGCCATTGAACCCTTGTCGCCTCATCATAGTCAGTAAACTCTGTAAATCCATTATTAATATTAGCTGAAGTCCAAGCTTTATTTACCGCTTCATTCGATCCTTTTAATCCTATATACCAATTTAGATTTACAGAATCACCTGAAAAATACACCCCAAGCATATCAGTAATTGCTTCATCCATAATATCATTAAATACAAAATCACACCATTTAAGCCTTCCTTTTGAATCATAACATTTAAATTGAAACAAACCTTTTAAATTCTTTAAAGAATTAATACTTTTAAAATTCATTCAAATACTCCTCCTTTTATCAAACATCCAGTATAAATGGTAATGATAAATTTCCATTTATATCCACTTGATAAATAAAAAATGCTAAATGTTCTTGAAAAACACCATTATCAGAAATATTTTGGTTATATGAGTAAATCCATTGAATTATATCTGGATCTTCTTTATCAGGTATATCTATATATTCTGAATAAACAGGATCACCATAATCTGAACCAGACATCATTTCTATTTCAGTAATAATTAAATAAATTGCATCTCCTCCATTTTGAGTTACGTTAATTCTATAATAACGATATGAATTCCCATTAACAAAATAATATTCATACCATGTATTAACTCCTAAAGAAGCATTATTAACTGTATGAAGAATAAACCAATCAGTTCCATTATAAGAGCCTTCAAATGTCCATGTTTTAGGATTATATCTGGTACTTCCAGAAGTATAAATTCTGTATCTATTAATTATTTTTTCATTTCCCTCACCAAAATCTTGTCCTATCCAACCATGATTTATATATCCCCCATCCCAACAATACCAAGATTGAGTAGCGTTACCACCAAATAAATTATCAAAAGCAGATTTATAAAGAGGGTTTTCATTTCCAATACTATATATTGGATTAGTTAAATCTGCTAAACCATCACCCCTAATTAATGGATGGACTTTAACAAGATACTTATCAATATCTGATAAACTACCTCCTCCGTAACCCAAACCCCCACCATATTGTTCCCCACCATAGGCACAAAAAGGGATTTTAGTCCTTCCTCTCCATGAGAAAACAAAATCACCTAATAAAATATTTTCATTAACTGATACTTTTTCTTCAAAAGAAAAATTTATATATACTTTACAACCTAAAGTTTCCTCCAATCCAACCAATTCAGCAAATAAAGTATCAAATTCAAAAGTTGTAGCTAATATACCACTAAAAAGAATAGATTCTGAAAAAATCAAATCATTAGAAGAAGCATCAGAAAAATCAAAACTAATTGAATCTCCTGATACTGGAACATATCCAGAAGTTTGAAAATTAAAATTTATTGCATCTGAACTAGGTGGAATATAAGCCATTTTAAACTTCCCATTTTACAATACTGATAATCTATCATAAATTAAAGCATTGTAATCGTTAGCATCACCCTCATCATCCAATGCTACAACATAATACTCAATAGTATTGTCCGGAACTTGTAAAGAAAATGCTCCTGTTAACACATCCGAAGTGGTAGAAGCTATTAATTCTCCCGTTGATCTAGCATATACTCTTACCGTTCTTGAAACAGGAAGTCCTTCTTCATAAACATAACCAGACAAATAATAAATATCACTAGAAACAACTAAATTACGAAAATGCTCAGTGGCAATTGCATTATAATTACTAGTATGAAACTCAACAATTAAATAATCATCAAGTACATCAAATACCGTAGAGGTCACCAACCAATTCACGGTTGCAATTGTTGTTACTTCATCTAATGTTTTTAAAGTTGCTTCCAATACCATTGTAGAAGGATCAAAATCAATAAAACATTTATAATAAAGTGTTTCATCCACATCCATTGAAACACTTGCTCTTGTAGTACAATAATAAGACCCACCCGCAGTAGTACCATCACCAATTATTTCTAACTTTGTTCTATTTGTTGTATTTCCCCCACTATGATCTCCAAAACTCACACCCAAACATAAATTTGTAACTCCGCCATAATAAGTTGTATCCCTAAGTGCTGTCGCACTTCTAAATCTTATAGAACCGGGAGGAGGGGATGAATTTTTGTTTTTATGTCCCATCCATTCTAAAACAATAGAAAATGGTGCATTTTTATTAATCAACCCACTATCGGTATAAGCAGCGGCACCTGTCCAACTTGTGTCAGTATTCAATTGAAGTTCATTATTTACAGAAACCGTAGCCCCCCTCACCACAACAGAACTCCAACCAGAAGGTAAAGTAATTCCAGTAAAACTCTCATTTAATATTACAGCCATTTAAAATCCTTTATATTAAATTCCATTTAACTGACCCAGGTTTTAGTGGTAAATATTTATATCCAACAATCTGCAAGCTTGCTGTTGGAGAAGAAGATCCATCTGCATAAACTTTATATGAATTCACCGACACAGCTTTTATATATAATGTTTTACCTACATCTACTTTCTCAAATGAAATATAGTATAATTCAGAATTATGAAAAACACAAAATTTATCATTAGAATGAGCAGATTCTTGAGTGTCATTATATCCTCTTTCACAATTCAAAAATTTATGATTAATTACATCAATTCCAGAATAATATATTTCCTCACTTTCAATCCAAAATGTTCCAGAAGAAGGAAAAGAATCGTATAAAGTAGAATCATCATAACTAATTTCTGTTTCATCAATAGATATATCTGTAACAAGTTGAACACTTGCTGTTGGCACATGAGATTGACCACTTGTTTCCCATACATCATTTTCATTCCAACGATAATAAATTTCTGCACCAACCCAAAATTGGGCATCTTCATCAGGTTTTTTAAAAGTAATATAAACTTTATTTAAATACGAATCTTCAAATAATTCAAGTCGTTCTACTTGACCTGGATTATTAAATTTATATTCATCTTTAAAAAAATATGATACTTGCTTATCAACTGAATAATCATGAAAAACATGTGGATTATACTCTACAAAATCTAACTTTGTTTCATAATCTTCCAACTCTTCCATTGTAACCACACGAAATAGTTTAGCTTGCCAATTCATAATTGGATTTGTTATTCCAACTATATCGCCCTCACATAATGCTAAACCCAATATATCCGTCATATATGAACACTGATATTCAGTGTAAGTATCATAATCACTTAAAAATTGACACATTCGTCTAGCCTGAGAATTTCTTTTTATTCCTGTCATAGAAAAAGACAGTTCTCTAATTTCATCTGTCTGCATAATATCAAAATGATCTTCATATTCAATAACATCTGTTCGATAACCATCTTCACGATTAATATATTCAACTCTTATTTTATTATGTTTTTCCTGAGCACTTCTTTTTGAATATTGAAAACTATTTTTCTTAACATTGTCTTTAGTTAAAACAACATTTGATCCTTGAGGAATTACCTGTGAAAAATCTTCATAAACTTCCAAATAAGTGGAAGTTTGATTTATTATTATAAACTCTATAGGATCATCTGGATTATCATCCTCTGAACCATAACCCCAATCCCCATAGGGTTTAGATCCATAAGTACCCATAATTTGTACCGTACCAGTATCACCATTCCAATAATCATCAGGATAGGAACTAAAATCAATATAAATTCTATTTAAATAATCAGAATCATAATCATTAGTAACAAAATTAGCTGTATCATATCCTAAATAGATTACTGGTGTTTCATTATTTTTTTGAATTTTTACTTTTATCTTTCCATCACAATAATAAAGAAATCCTCTACAAGTTTGTAAAATTTCATTAACTATGTCATAACCTTTTTTTCTCTGATCGAAAGCTTCTGAATAAGCAAAACGAGCTTCTAGTTCTTCAGTTTCAAAAATTTTCACTTCTTCCTGACAATAAAGATATTCAGTTCTCCATGTTCCAGTGGTATAAGGTGATCCATCAAATAAATCAGTTGAAATTCCCATTCCATAACGATCATTTGTCATAAAATCATAACAAACCTCTATTGGATTTGCATCTGCACCCAATCCATTAAAATAATTCAAATATTCAAACCAAGTGCTTGATGGATGGTATAATTCTACATCCATTACACAGCCACATAATCTATTTTTATATATTTCGTATGTATTAGATCCCCAATAACCTTGACCTGGAACTGGTAATAACTCAAGATCATCAGTAGAACCTACCCTCCATTTATAAACATACCTAGAATAAGTATTTGGACTTGCACCACCAGGATTAACCACTGTAGTACATACAAATAAAACACCAGATTCATAACGACAGCAAACGCTGCTTACTACAGATAATGTAAAGGAATGATTTGCTTTTGTAACCAATTCAATGCTACTAAAAGCCTCATCTATTTTATAAATATTGATATCTCTATAACTATTAGATCTTGTAACAACATAATAAAAATTATCTATTTTTATTGCTTCCATCGGCGCTTCATTTGAAAAATCAAATGACAATTCTGCTATTTTTCCCGTTGCACCAGAATAACCCAATTTATAAGTAGAAACATGAGATACAGCATCATAATAAGTAATACGCCACATTTTGGTGTAATAAAAATTATTATCTCCTGAATTAAAATTTCCTAAAGGACAATAATCATACCAATCCTCATCTATATAATCTTCATAACTTGGTGATCCTAACATATTTATAGGAATAGTATATAACCTATCCCAAGTACCATTATAAGCTCTTAATCTCAATAGAAAATTAAAACCATCACATCTTAACCATTTGTATTTATTTCCAGTAGAAACATGCCATTCCTCCATATCCAAACCATGATGTTCTACATGAACACCATTAATATGAAATACAACAGAATTTGGATATGTATAAGTTCCGGTAGTAAAATATAATATTGCAAAATAACCCAAATCAGGGGCCATTGTAACTACATTTCCATATGGAGTATAATTCCAAGAAGTATCTATATTCCATGTCTCTTCAATAGGATCTACATCATAAAGATAAATGACACCACTTTTAGTTAAAATCCATTTCAATTTTTGAACAGTTAATGTATCATCTATAAAACCCTTAATTGGAATGTAATTAGAATAATTAACAATATCGAGTAGTTCTCCTATTTGAACCCAATCATCATATATCTCCTGACCATAAGCCAATATTCCAGCTACTTCAGCAGAAACAGTTGGAACTTGATTTATTCTTCCTAATGAACCAGAAAAAAACAAATATGCTGTATTTCTCCAAGGTATAGCACTTGCACTTCCTAATTCAGATAACACACTTACATCAATAGACTGATCTGAAGAACCTAAATATTGCTCATATGAAAAAAAATTTATTTTATCAATAATGGAATTATCATCTTCAAAAATATCTAAAAATCCTAAAATTTCACCTTCAGAAAATCCAATAGCAAAATCTGCATTATAACTATAGCTTTCAAATTGATCTCCTCCCATTCCTTTTCCACCAGTATAATTTTCACTAACAGAAACATTTCCAATATAAATTAAAGTTCCTGCATATTTATTTGTTCCATAACAAATGGGAACAGGAGCATTTCTTGTAAAATTATTATATTGAAGTTCTTCTGGCTCAGGTTTAGGTGCTTTTTTAGGATTAAAAAGAGAATAAAGCCAAAAACCAAAAGAAACAACAGCCATAAATGCTTGAGCGTAACCACCATATCCACCACCAGAACTTCCACCATAAGTATTGATTCCAATACCGGCATCCATTCCATAGCCACCAGCATAACCTCCCCCACCACCAGAACCACCTGCCATTTTAAACTTCCTTATAAATTAGTTATTAAAGTTGCAGGAAGAGACTCAATAGACCATGAGTTTTTCTGATAAATTTTAAAAATTAAATCCTCATTATATGAGCCATTATCAGAAATATTATTAGCAGAAGTATACGTGTACGTTTCTGTAGAAGTATCAGTTATTTCATATTCTCTCAATAATGATTCTGTTGCTTGGTCATAAATTCTTACTACATAACTTTCAACTCCCTCTAATACACCACCACCATAGCCTGAACCACCACCATAAATATATCCATAACCTTTATTTATTCCATCCGTTGTTTTTCTCCATGTTAAAACGGCATCTTCACTTGCACTTAAAGAAGTTCCACTTTTTTGACTATTCAACTCTAAAGTAGAAACCCTATTTGGACGATAATACAACCCATTAACAACAATTGAATCACTAGGAGCAAGGCTATGATCTGATTGCATATTATAAATATTAACTGAATAAGCTTTAAAAGAAAGAGTCATTCCTATTTCTTCATCCAAATAATTATAAGATGGGGTATAAGTTTGTCTCAATACACAATACTGTGTAGCTAAATGGGAAGAAGGTAAAGTATCATTGTAACCTCTAATACATCCTGTAAATTGGCAAGCAACATCATCAATTCCAGAATAATATATTTCTTCATCTTCTAACCAAAAAGATCCTACCGATGGAAACGAATCATACAAAGTGGAATCATCATATCCAATTACAGTATCAGAATTAGTTATTGCTCCACTCAGCTTCACACTAGGAGAAATTGTGTTAAATCTATCTAAATATTCCCAATCAGAGCCAATCCCTTTTTGAATATAAATTAAAGCACCGATCCAATAAGGATTATCATCAGGACGTTTAAAAGTAATCATTATTTTTTTATTTAAACTGTCTTCAAAAACCATCAATCTTTCAGTAGAATCTAGTTTAGCATAAGGATTGGGCACACTGAAACTTTCGGTAGGAATAATAGGATTTGCATTATCATGATAAACTGAAGGAACATATTCTATACAGGAAACTTTTACTTCATAATTTTCCATTTCTTCTAATGAAATAACTCTAAACAATTTTGCTGCCCAAGCAGGTCTAGCATGAGTTATTCCAATAATATCTCCAACAGTAAGAAAATAACCTAGAATATCCGTTTGAAAATCACATAAATAATTAATATTAATAGAGCTATCTAAAAAGAAACAAGCCATTCGTGCAGCTTGGGATTTTCTTTTTATTCCTGTCATACTAATTGTTTGTTCTCTAATCTCTTCCGTATCATTTATATCAAATGTATCATCTATTTCTACAAAATCTTGCCTATAAGAATCATCACGATTCAAAAATTCAACACGAATCCTATTGCTTCTATCTCTTACAGAACGATATGAGTAATTAAATGTTCCTTTTGCAATATTTTCCTTTTTTATAAAAAATGAATCACCTATGTTTGGAGCAAAAGAAAGATTTTCATCCAAATCAATATATGTTGAGGTTTGATCTGTAACTACAAACATATAAGAAACAGATCCAATAGTTATCCATCCAATATCACCAATCCAATAATCATCCACATAGGATGAAAAATCTGCATAAATTCTACTCACTGTTGAATTACTATTTACAGTAAAATCAATTTTATGGCTATCTGCAAAATAAAGAACAGGTGATTCAGAATTATTTCCTATTCTTATTTTTAATTTTCCTTCAGAAAGATAAATAAAACCTCTACAAGTTTGTAAAACATCTGTTATAAGATCATAACCTTTTAATCTGTTGGTGAACGAATTTGAATATCTAAATCTTGGTTCAGTACCACCATTCCCATCACTCACCGTTACATCACAATAATCTGCTGCTGTTTTCCAAGATCCTGTAGTGGTAGGAGAACCATCAATTAAATCCGTTGAAACCCCTATTCCGTACCTTTTATTGGTTAAAAAATCATAAACTACCTTTATTGGATTTGCATCATACTCACCTGTTTCAGTAAGTAAACCATTTAACTCACATGAATAAGTCGGTAATGAATTTGTTGTTCCTATTTTACCACTAACATATGCATATGCAGTATATATCCAAGGAATTGCAGGAGCATCGGAACCTGATAAATTTTCTAGAACATTTGAATTTATAGTTTGTATAGAAGTCCCAAGATAAGTAGTAATATCAATTTCCATTGTGTCATCATCATCTATTTCATCCAATGTTTTATCATTTATAAAATGTTTAACAAAAGCTTTTACTTCTCCTTCTGATAATGCACAGCAAAACTCAGCATAATACATTGCTGAATAAGAAGGATTTTTCTTATCTCCTACATTTTCCATTTCTACACTATTATCACCAATCCAAATTACACCACCATAAACTTTACACTGACCATAAACAATTGGAACAGGATAATTTCTAACATAGGAATTACATCCTAAATCTCCTAAAGGTGGAGGATCAGGAGGATCAGGAGGATCTAACCAAAGACCAATCATTCCTCCAATGGAAGCTCCAGCCGCACCACCAACCATATAACCAATAACTGAACCAATTGCCATGCCAGGACTAGCCATTATGATTTAAATCCTTTATAAACTAAAAATTTATAAAATTTCTTATTCCAATATCTATGATCTAAACTGTCCGGTCTTACTTTCTTTCCAGATGGTGCGTGAATGAAACTTCTATTTCCTATGTAAATGCCGCCATGAGTAATCATTTCTTCATCAAAGCATTTAAAAACAACTAAATCACCCTTTTTAGGATTATCTGTAAAATCAAAATATTTTAATAATCCATCCAAATATCTCTGTTTATCAGCAAACCAGAACCAATTCACTTCATACTTTTTACCATCACCTTGAGGAAGATTTATTCCAGCACGATAATAAGCAAGCCAGCAGCAACCTTTACAATCCAATCCCCCTCTGGTCACTCCCATATGTCTAAACGGAATACCTATTAATTTTTTAGCTTCCGTTACAATTCTTTCTCTTTGTTCTTCCTCACTCATTTAATTAAAACTCCAAAAAACACAATCGAATAAAGATGTAAAATAAAAACCAACATAAGTACCTAAAATCATATGACAGGTTGGATCGGAACATGAGGAAATCCACCATATGATAAGTAATTATCAAAATCATCCTGACAAGCAGTGGGATTCTTCTTACAAATCTTTTGAACAGTAAAAGTAGTACCTTCATCTGGTGTATTAGAAAGAGGAATCCGTAAAGTCACAGAAGAACTTGTAGAACTTATTATTGGTCGTACTTCCCCCTCTAAAGTTCCAGAAGTTATTTCTACATAACCAGGAACAAAATAATCTGAATCATAACCACCATCCGTAAAATTTAATACAGTTGTAGAAGATCCAGCCAAAGTAGTTAAAGATGCATCATAATCTCCCAATATCATCCCACAATAAGCATCACCAAATGTCCAATTACAACCTACTTGAAATATTCTTCTTGGATACTCTCTTTCAAATATTGGAAATGGTTTAACCTGAATATTTACCCAATGATCGTCACCACTAGGAGCATCCATGTAACCGTCAAAAACAGTAATCATATTTGAAGCATTTGTTAAAAACCCATGAAAAACAATTCCTAAAATGCATCTTTTTCTATTAAATGCACCTGAAGCAATTAATGTTCTAAAAGATAAATCAACATTGTCAAGAGAAATGGTCAATTCTTGAAGAATAGTCCCTTCCTCTGATTTTATTCCTGTTCGTTTAACTGCTAAAGCTGTATAAACTTGACCTGCAAAAGTTATATCTTGAGTATTGGCTACATAAAAATGAGAAGGATCTGTATAAGGAGATTCTAAATATAACTTTGCTATTTGATAAGGTCTTGTATATAATTTATACAATTCTGGCTTAATAGCATCAGCAATGTTTCGTGACATTCTATCAATTCCTTATGCAAATTGTTCTTCAAAAACAATGGTGATTTCCCAAATATTGTTCATAATGCACACTTCAGAATAAGACTCATAAGCAACATAATATGAAGAATCATCACTTATATAACTAGGAACACTTGTCCAATTGAAGGGAGTTCCTTGACCATATTGACCTTTATAATGAGCAAGGAGTAAATCCCTTTCTGTTTTACTTTGTCCTCTAAAATAAAGTGTCCAAGTTCGTTTAGGATCTGTAGTTACAATTCTTCTTTTCTTTTTAAAACCCTCCATCTCAGTTGTCAGTACATTATACTGAGGAGTTCCAGGTTCTACTCTATGAGGAACATAAGCAAAATCTGCCATTTTTTATTCCTTTAATAAGCATTGCGGATATCTCTTCTAATTGCCTTATTATTTTTTAATGCCTTTCCAATCATTCCTTCTAAAACATTTGAATTTTTCATAAGAAATTGAGTACCAGATTGAGTATCTATTGCCTGAAGATTAACATTTAAATGAATATTTGTTTGAGGCTCAACTTGTCCATTGTTTTTTCCATATTTAGATTTTGGCATGAACATCTCATCTTCTTTTTCCGCAAAGGAATAAGATGTTCCTGATTTCAAACCAACACCAAAAACAGGTTCTTTTAAAACACCACCCTCAGCAAAGCCTTTTCCTCCACTACCACCACTACTACCAAACATACTAAAAAGAGATCCTAGTATTCCCATTCCACCGCCCCCACCACTACTACCGGAAAACATTCCAGAAAGACTAGAAAGAATGGTATCTAATCCAGTAGTGAGTGAAGAAAGGACGGTACTAAATCCTGTTTTTAAATGACCAAAAACCCCTGTAAATCCAGTTGAAAGTTTATCCCAAACCCCTCTTACTCCATTATTAAGATTAGCTGTAACTTTATCTGTCATTTGATTAATAGGTTCGGTTAATGCTCCTTGAGACATCAAACTTCGAATATTTGTAACAGTAACAGGAAGAGGACTGGTACTGGATATTCCAGAAAGAGATCCTTGATCTAAACCACCATTTCCAAATATCTTCTGTGAAAGATCTGTCCCAATTTTCAAAGGATTCAATCTTCCACCCATAATTCCCTGAAATCCAAATATGCTATTCTGATTTCCTCCTGCACCATTCATCTGATCGAAAAGAGGCTGAATCAAGTTTCTTTTAATAAATGCTTCCATAACTTGTTTTGAAATAGATTCAAACAGATCTATTACTTTCTGCTTCCAACCCTTCATTTCAAAAAGAATGTCAGTAAGAGAAGATGAAATTGAATCAACCCATCCATCAGACATATCTTTCAAATCTTTAAAGAAAGGTTGCATTACTTCCTGTTTATGCTTTTCAGTCATTATTTCAAATAATTTTAATTGCCTCTCCCAATTAGCAATCATTGGTTTGTAATATTCTTCAGTTCTTGAATCTGCTGCCATTGCTAATTTAGCTTCTTCAATCTTTTTCTTAATCTCAGTAGCAAAATTATCATATGCAGCTTGTAGTCTTATCAACTCTGCTTGTTGCCTATCAGAAAAAACAATTGATTCACTAAGATAATCAGCTTCAATATCTCTTAATTGTGTGTATGCTTCAGATACTTTTTTAGTATAATTTAATTTTACCTTTTCCAATTCAGTCTGTTTTGCTTTAGGAATCAAACCAGAAAGTTCTTTTGCCTTACCCTTACTGATTTCCCCACTTTGAGCCATCTTATCTATTTTTCTTTTTAAATCATCAAATCTTTCTTCAACTTTTTGAATATCTGAAAGTTCAAGACCAAGAATCTGTCTTCTCAAATCCAATTCATTATCTGCAATTTTCTGTTCCAATTCCATTTTTTGATTGGCATACCATTTCTTTGCTGCCAACTGTAATTCATCATAATGCTCAGCAATTACATGATTCTTTTTAGCAGCATCAGCTATATCTCTTAAATAATTTTTATATTGATTCTCTAATTTAGTAAAAGGATCTAAACCACCTAATCTATCCAACCAATCCAAATATTCATTTTGAAGCTCTTGAAGAGTTTTCTTAGCTTTACTAGCTGCATCAACATAACCATCAACTGTTTTCTTTACATTTTCTTCACTAATAGCTTCTAATTGATCTTTTTTATTTTGAGTCTGAACAAGCAATTCAAGCACTCTTTTAGCTTGTTCTTGCTGTTCTTTTGTAAGCTTGTGACCTGTCATTCCTCCCGGCTGTTGAGCAACATTTCTTTTTGTTTCTTCGATTGTTATTTGCATTCCCATTGCAAGATCTGAATACTCTTGCCTTACAACTTTTACAATTCCTAAAATTTCATCCTTAAAACCTTTTGCAAGAGATACAAATTTACTTCCTACCTGAACAAATGAAGTTTCAACATCATTTTTTGTGACTGTAAGAGTAGTTTTTATTCCATCAGAAGCAGTATCAAAAGCTCCTACAATGTCATCTGCAAACAATATGGATTTTTTAGAAGTATTATTTACCATCTTAACAACTTGAGTATCTACATTACTAACCATCCTTTTTAATTCTTCTTCATTTGCTTTTATCTCAGCAGTCAGTCTTTCTCTTGCAGCTTGTGCTTGATTTTTAAGTGCTTCAACTTCTTCTATTCTTTTATCTTTTTTACTTTTAGATTTTTCCTGCATTTCCTCCATTTTAGCCAAAACATCTAATGCAGCTTTAGATCCTTCTACAGAATCCAGAAGAGATCGTGCTTTTCCATCCAAAGCATCTTTTGCATTACCAAAAGCTTTGTCTAAATCTTTAGCAACTTTATTAGCTTCTTTTATTCTATCACCAAAAGTAGTAAAAGGATCTACAACATAGTCACCTATTTTTTTCATGGAATTTCCAATAGCATCAACAGCATTTTCCATTCCAGAAAAATCACCCTTTAAACCTCTAATCAAACCAACAAAAGACATAAAAGCTATATTTAAAGTTTCAGCTAAAACACCTACTATTCCAACTACTGTTCTTACAGTCAATTCTAAAACTGCAAATAATTCAATTATAAATTTTACTGTAACACCAAAATTACTCAATTCCTCTTTTCCAGATGAAAATAATTCAAAAATACTTCTAAAAGAATTCATTAAAGTATCACCAATACTAACAATAACTTTAAAAACATCCAAAAGAGGATTCATAATTGTCCTACCTAATGAATAGGCAAGCTCAAACACAACTTTTAGTGTTTTTGCAATATTTTGTCCCAACTCAGTTAACTTTTCACCTGGAACACCAAGCATATCTACAAACTTTTTAATTCCCTGAGCAACTTTAAGAGTCAAATCCTCCAATCCAATTAATTTTATATATTTCCACATTTCTTTAAGTCTATTAACTTGAACACCAAATTCCTGTGAAATTTTCTTATTCACTACATTGAAGGATTCAAGCATATCTGACAAGCCAACAAGAACAGATTTACCTTCTTTCTTCCAAGCTTCCATCTGTTTCTTGATGTCTATTCCTTGCATTTTAAATGCCATTGCAACCGAATCTGTTACTCGTTGTCTTCCCTGAATCAATGCCATAATTTCCTGGCGCATCTGAACACCAGCATTTGCCATACCTTCCGTCATGACTTTAACAGCAGTTGCAAGGGTAGCAATTCTTTTTACATCATCATTTGTTTTTGGAAATATTCCAGCTTGAGCAAAACTTCTTGTAACCATCATCATATCTTCAAGAGATGCATAAGTTTGTGCTGCTTGAGCTTGCAACTTCATCATCAAATCTCTTGAAAAGTTATAAATTGTATCAAAACTATTTTGAAAAGATTGTCCCATGCTCATTCCTATAGTTGCAGCAAGAGCATAGGTAGCCTTTCTAAACTCATCAATTTCTTTTAAAGCAGATATAAAATATCTTTTTATTCCCTCTATTGTTCTAAAAATAAGATAAGCAACAGCAGCAACTTGCCATCTTAAATTCCTAAAACCACCCATCACATAAGAAAAAAATCCTTGAGAATTTCTTGCGAACTGATTATTGACTTTATTAACAGATTTAATTGCATATCCTGTTACTTCTGTGCTATAATTTCTAAATTTATTCTGAAGTTGTTCCAATTTTGAAATTTGAGCGGAAACATCAACTCCTTTAATTTTTCCAAGCTCTCTTATTATTCGTATAGTTTCTTTTATTTTTTCACCTAATGCTGTAAATTCATCTCTATCTCGTAAAATTGAATCTTTTATTATTCTTGACTGATTTAAATTTTCTTGACCCCATTTTTTAGCAGTAACAATTAATTCCTCATACTTTTTTCTCATTCTCTCAACTATTTGAGCCATTTGATCTTCTGCCGGTCCTCCCGCTTTTCCAAAAACACCAGCAGTAGCACTTGCTTGATTTACTCTCCTGACCAAATCAGCTTGATCTACAAGCTGTTTATTTATTGATTCAATTTCTGTTCTTTTAGAAGATACAACTTTACTAATCCTGTCTGCATATGCAGTATAAATTGAAGCTCTTTGAGCATTTTCTTCTTCTGCTGCTTTTCTTCTATATCCAGCCTCCATTTGTTCAAGCTTAGTCAATTCCTTCTCACTTCGAGATATATTACTAATCATCCTCTCATGTGATCTTTCCATTTCTTTAAAAGCTTGAACACCAATTTTTGCATTTTCAAGAGTATCAACTTTTAAATTATCAAGGGTATTTGCACTTTCATTATAAATACCTTTCAATCTTTGAAACAATTCAATTTGCTGTTGCAGCAATGGTGCTGATTTTGAAAGAGGACCGGACATATCCAATTTACTTGAAAGATTAAAAAGATTATTTAATTCTTTTTCAAATTCCTTTATTCCAGTTAATGATTCCTGCATTCCTTGAATTTTACCCAAAGATTGAATATGACCGGCTTTACCCATCTGTTGCATCAAGCCAATCATTTCTTTCATTTGATTAATATCAATTCCCAATTCATTTCTATATTTGACAAATTGCTGAATCAATTGCTCTGTACTGACACCGCCAGTAGAAGAAAGTTTAGAAAGACTATCCACTAAATTAGAAATCAAACTTCTCATGGTGGTAATTCTTGCTTCAGCAGTTCCTTTCGATCCCAAGAATTGATCTGTAATATCACCGGAAAGAGAAGCTAATTGCTGTGGTCTTTCAGCAGAAAATTTTGAAAATTGTTCCTGAAGAGATCTTATTTTAACCTGTGATTGCTCTATTTTATTTTCAATAAGCCTTAAATATTTTTCAGATTTTACATAATTATCACGAGCAATCTCCTGACTTTGGAGACTTGTTGCTCTTTCCATTGCAATTCTAGCATTATCAAAGGCTTTCTGAGCATTCAACCTTTGTTTATTTAAATCTTCTGTATCTTTTAAAGTAGATTGTAAAATCTGCCTTAATCTGTTTCCCTCATCTTTTGTTTCAAATGCTTTTTTAACATCACCTTGAAGAGTTCCAGTAGATTGTGATAGCCTGTGAATATCAGCAATAGCACTTTCACACGTTTTAGAAATCGTCACAGCAGCAAGTGATCCAGATTTTGCAATGGAAGAAATTGTTTGAACACTTACTCTTGAAAGTTCCTCATTAAATTTATTTTCTAATTGTTTTGCTTCACCAACAATCCTATCTCTTTTACTTGTAATAGCAGCAATGGCACTTTCTTTAAAAGCAGGAGAAAGATTTTTACTTGATTCTATTTTTAACCTTTTTGATTCAGCATCCCTCATTGCTTGATTAACTTTTACTATTTCGTTTTCTAACCCTTTAAGCCTTGCCATTGCTCCACTAGCAAGGCTTCCAATATCAGATTGAACACTTTTAACAACACCTTTTATTGATTCAACACCTTTTCTTGTTGAATCAACCATACCAGTAGACATAGCACTAATATTGGAATTTACAGTTCTACTTAAATTTGTAAATCCCTTTCCCATGTCGGCACTAATTGTATTCAGCCGTTTCAAAGTATTGTGGTATTGATTCGTCATTGTTTTCAATGACGATGTAAACTCATCAACACCTAAACTAAATTCAAGTTTTTCTTCCAAAACATGAGAATCGTTCATTTTGTTTTACCTTTTATATTTCATTAATCTTTCTTTCCAATCTGGATCTTTCTTTGCTTTCAATTGCTCCTTAACTTTATATTTACCCATAAGTTGATCGTAAGTTTTTCTCAAATTTTTAACATGCTTCTCATTACCTAAAAAAGCCGCATTTCCATCAGAAATCATCATCATTCGATAACTGATTTCCTCAAGTTCAGCGGCTTTTCTAATAATCAAATATTTATCAATGGGCATTCCCTCTAAGTCACGAAATGTTATCCCTCCTGATGAAATTCTGCATATTTGGATCTTCTCTCTAACTTCATCTACGATTTTTTTTCCTGGTCTATCTCACCAACAACAATCTGATTTACTTTTTCAAATATTTTCGTGACCAATTTAGTAGACCATGTTTTTTCCAATTCACTCTTTTCTACACTTTCAAGATTTCCCTCTTCATTATATTTCTCAAGACCAGAAGCAATAATGAAATTCATTTGAAAATCAAAAATATCTTCCATGTCCTTAGCAAGTTCTTCAGGAATCTCCTGCTTATTCTCTTCCAATTCCTTCAGCTTTTTATCATTTTCTTTTGCCTTGTTTGTTATTTCTCTTCCCATAGCAATCAATCTTTTTGCTACAAAAGGAGAAATAGGACCAATATAATATTTGTTTTTAAAATAGGTAAATTCAAAAGGTTGCCCAAGTTCCGAAAAATCTTCAATACCAACCCTAACCAATTCACTCATAATCAACCTCCATAACCAAGAAAAAAATATCACCATGTAAACAACTATAATCTTATTTAAATTAAGAGTAGGTGAAGTACAAACACCTACTCTTATAAATTAAAAATCAACTTCCTACACTATACTTAGGAACTAAATCCACCTAGCCGGAACAATTGGTCCCCAACTGCACGAGTATCATCTATAAGACCAACAAACTTACAGCTAAATACTCGCTGAGTATCAGCCGTAAAAGCAATTTCAACTGCCTCACCAATATTAGGTGCAGCTTTGTAAATCTGATAAACCTCAGAACCATCAGTAGGTTCCAAAACAAGTTCACCAGTAACAATATCGCCACCAACCGGCCTACCAAATTCCAAATGATCTGTTTTATCCAAATAAGTAGAAAACAAAATCTTTACGTTTGAAAAAACATTTTCTGTCATATTAACTGTTACTTCAATACGAATTCCAGCATCTTTCACTTTCAGCGGAATTTCACCGTATTGATCCGATTTCAACTCATAAACATTCTGAGTGATGCTGACAGTAACACCCCCGTAGGTGTGCCCAACATGAACCCCTTCCCAATACACATAACAAGGTCCGAGTTCAATATTGTCAGAATCAAAAGCAAGTGCATAAAGTGCCATTAATATAGCCTCCTAAATTGTTGTAACGGAGTTACAATCTCTGCATTTAAAATCAATTCCCATTCGCCCCTGTTTGAATTTTTCTCCGTCAACATAACCAACAATGGAGTTGCAAGGTTCATTCTCTTTTTTCCAGAGTTTTCTACCGCACATTTTACAGTATCCCTCTGAATGAATGTCCTTACAATGGTCACATGATTTAATAATACCCTTGCAAACAATTCTAACCTTACTATATTTATACATATTCACCCTCATCATCAACACTTTGAAAGTATAAAATAGATAGAAAGGAAAACGCAACTTTTAGCAAAAAATTTATTATTCTACAAAAGCTGTTCGTGAGAATACTTCTTTCAACAAAAGGGAAACATTTCTAACATACAGTGGTTTCGTGGGTGATCCCTGATTAACTCCATCCATGACCCCATTATTCTTTACAGTAAGAACCCTCCAATTAGTTGTAGAAAATCCTGAGTTATGCTCATCTGCTTTAAAAAGCTTTAACAATCTTTCAGCTATTTGATTAGCTAATGTTTTATTTAAAGCTACTATTTGAAAATAATAATAAATATTTCCACGTTGACTATAAAATGAGGATTGATAAGGAGTAGGAACTTGATTATTTCTATAGAAAATAGCAGCAGGAAGAGTTGATCCAAAACTCACTGGAATTGGAGGTTCCCATTGATATACTCTAGGATCATTAACACTGTATCCTGTATATCCAGCTATGGTTGCATCGGCTTTTATTTCATCAATTATATATTTATCTATTTCAAGCATTGTGTTTGCTCACATAAATTCTGAAGTAGATAGGAACTTTCCGTTTCATGGTTTTTTCAATGTCAGATCTTAAATCTTTACTCAAATTCTTTCTAAATTCTTCAACAGCTTCTTTCATACTAGGACCAAGAAAAGGTCTTGGAGCAATCAAACCTCCATCGCTTCCATGTTCTAAAATATTTGCATATTCTGCAATAGAAGTTCTTTTTCCTTTTTCTTCATCCACAATAACAACATCAAAAAGTTCTACCATTTCACCTGTATCTGGATTTCTTCTTTTATATTCTTTCACCATTCTTACGGTTGGATATTTTCCACCTTCAGCCATTGACCAAACACCAATTGTCACTGAAAGATCTGAAGTCATTCTATATTCAATAGCATTTCTTAAACTAAAACTAAAAGAAGCTGGAAATTCACTTTCATCACTTGAAGTATGGGTAGCAAGAATATTACCACTTTTATCTACATAAGTATAAGTTCTACCTGATCCAGTAGTATTAGAGATATTCTTTCTTGCTTTATCTACTGCTTTTTTTCCCAATTCATGAAGATGTTTTTTTACATTCCTTTCAGTGACATCAATTAATTTTTTAACTCTATTATCAAGCCACTTCTCTAATGCATTCCTTTTCTTTAAAACAGCTCCTATGGAAGCTCTAGCTTTAGCAAAATCATCTTTGTATCCAGCAGACATTTTATTTTTTTACCTTAATGTTAGTTATTTCAAATTCATAATCATTATCAATAATAATTCTGTATTTTGCTAAAACTTTTACATCATCCAAACAAAGTGCTTTCATAATTATTGGTGGAAAATCCAATTCAGGATAATTAATTGATTTATAAAAAACTTCAAATGCAATCATCCTTCTTCTATTGAAAGAAGACATAATTTATGATTTTTCTTTCCTGTAGTTGCTCTATGAACAGGATTCACTGAAACAACATACAGTGTTGAAGGATCAAATTCACTACAAACTATTTTATCTCCAACTTTTACATCTTGATCTTTTTTAAAGTTTCCAAGATAAAGATTTTTAATATCCCAACCTTCAACATTCAAATTAAATTTAGAAGAAGTGATTACATATTTGTTAATGTAACATTTTACAGAGCTATACAATGGGTCATCACCATCATCAGGAGAAAAATTTCCATAATCATCTCCTGAAGCTTCCGTGATAGTTTCTCTGTAAATATCACACACCATTTTTAACATTGAATTAATACTCATGCGAAACTATGCCTTTTAAATCTCATAAGATTATGAAAAACAAAGGGAGATATACTCAAAAATTTTGAAAGTTTATTTGGATCTGCTTTAATATATTTGTAATTATCCAACTGTTCTGAAATCATTTCACTGTCTGATTCAACATCTGAATCATATATCTTTTTTGTTATCAAATATTGTAGATTTTGTAATTCTTGATATTTTCTATGACTTGAATTGTAACCACCATTCCATGCTACTTTAACATTCTGATAATAACCAGGATCAAAACCATATTCATAAACAAGTTTTCCAGATTCCTTATAAATAAAATATCCTTCATTATCATCATAATCGGATGCAGCAGAGATAGTATCATCTGAAATTATAAGTGTAGTTATAGAATTCACAGGGTATGTTGGAAACCAGAAAACAGTGCCATTCGGAGGATCAAAAATTGAATATTGTTGATCGTAATCATTTGATTCAGAATCATATGTATAATCTCTAGCTTTTAAATTTCTTCCACAAATCTCTTCCATCATTACTGTTACAAAGTTAATAATATTTACCAATCTAAATCTTTCATCCTCATTGGAAACTTCAGATTGATAAAGCATTTCAAAAAATGCAATATCTATAAAAGAATTTAAAGTGACTGTTAAATTTGACATTTCACCCTCTTATGTTATCTGAGATTGATTTAAAACTTTATAAGTATAAGATTCATTTTTCTTTTCACCACCTACATAAGTTGATTTTACAGTCACTCTTCGTTCCTCATAAGCATTGTAAGAATTAATAATGGCATTATCAGCAGAAGCCAATGTAATCTCAATTGAAGTGCTCAAGTCATCAATGCTTGTCTCTTCTTTTACTTCCTGCTTATTTGTTTCACAATAAATTGAGTAAGTAGCAGAAACAGGACTAACTGAATTTCCATCCTTGTCATAAAAAGAAACAACCAAATAAGCAGTATCTTTTTCATCTACAACTTTTGATAATGCCATTTTATAAACTCCTATTTATTAAGCACCGTCATCAGCAGCAGAAACAGTATAAGTAACATTCAATGTATCACCAGATTCTACATTCTTACTGGAAGAAAACAGTGCCGAACAAAGGAGAACACCACCACCAGCAGTATCTCCTTTTGTATTCACATTTACCAATGCGGCACCGTAAATGGTTTTGGTTGCATTAATTGTAAATGCAGCTTTATTTGCCGAATTAGTAATAGATTGACCAGAACTTGCTGCTTCATTATATTCAGGTCTTGTAGCCTCATCATATGCAGTTGATTCTGTATAACCAGGGACAGCATAAGTATGAGTTGCCAAAGGGGTAGTATTTGATTCAAAAATAGCAACATACCAAGTTGCAGACGCATCATTATGAAGAGTAGAATCAAGAATCTTATCCAAACCCTGATTTGTTACAAGATTCTCTGCCAGTTCAACCCATTTCAAATTTCCTTCTTTGTCAAAGCATTCTACAATAAACTTTCCACCAACTACAAAACTGGATTTTACTTTAAATAATTTCTTTAAAATATTTTCAATGATTTTTTGCATCTTTCATTCTCCTAATTCAAATGAAATGTAGTTGTTCTTTTTTTCAAAGTAAACGTAATTTTCCTTGATTTTAAAGTAAATGTCATTTTAACAGCAGGATTAGCTCCCTCTTGAGTGACACTGACAGCAACGGTTTCACTTAATCTCATTCCATCAATAGCAGTAACAGAAAGATTAGCAACCAAAGATAAAATATCTGAAAATGAAAATTGATCTGAAACTATTATATTAAAATCCATATCTGTTTTAACTTGATCGGAAACAATGAGATTATCCAATATGGATTTAAAAGAAGATAGTAAATAAGTTGATGAATCAGACATATTTATATTATCAGAAGAATTTCCTAAAAATACATTGGAAAGTGAAGTAGAATCAGATAAAACTATTGATTCTAAACAACCAATAATAAAGTTCCCTATTATAGAAAGAGAGTCTGATACCTTAATTCCATCTAGTATTGAAACATACAGATTAAAAACAATAGAATTTAAATCACCAATATTGATTGTATCTGAAAGAATTGGAACTAAAGTTTGAAAAGGACCAGTATAATCATTCAATTTAAAAGTGTCTGATCCATCAGCTTCAATATCAGATCCAGTAGTTGTTCTATCTTCTAAAATAATTCCATCGGTAATCTGTAAAAGAAAATTAATTAAAACAGAATTATTATCCGAAACATTAATACTGTCTATTAAAGAAAGTTGATAATCAACAGTTGATGCAGAAGAATCACTTAGATTAATAATTTCGGAAGAGTTAACTTCCAAACTTACAATTAAATCGTTAGAATCAGAAATACCAAAGCCATCAGACAGAGATTTTAAAATATTCAAAATCCTTGTTATATTATCAGAAAAAACTACACCATCAGAAGCAGAAGGATAAAAATAAATTTGTGTAGATGGAACATCAGAAAATTTTGATCCATCCAATACGGTAGCCATCAGTACAGCATTTCTTGTTGCAGAATCTCCTATTTTAAATCCATCAGAAATTGAAGATATTAAAACAGTAGATATGTTAGAAGAATCACTCAAATTAAACGAATCAGATGCAACTAAGTTTAAAATTTGATTAGAAATAGAACTATCAGTTAATGTAATTCCTTCAGAAAGAAGCTTTAAAATATTTGTAATCTTTGTATTAGAATCTGAAAAATTAAAACCATCTGAAATTAATGCTTCAATTAATTTACCTATTAATGAAGAATCAGATAGATTTAATATTTCATTAAGAATTGAATTTAAAACTGCTATTTTAGTATTAGTATCACCTATACTAATACCATCAGTTACAGTAGCCTCAACCGTCTCCCCGCCCGCCGCAGCCGTATAGCCAATCAAATAAAAATCACAATCGGTATTATCAATTTTGCC